AAAGAAACACTGCAGTTACACCCTCTGTCACCCCCAAATCCTCCGTGAGTGAGGCGTATAAAGCTAGGCAATTAGCCAATGCGCATACGACGAAGAAGACTATTTACAAATCTTGTAAGAAGTCTTTTTCAACCAAGGAACAACCTAAGAAATGGTCTACCAACAACGAAATCTCCGATGAAGAAATTTATGAAAATTTAACGGCAGATGGAACCAATGTTGAAGGTATGACTTTTCGTGATGTTGTCAGTATGGGTAGATCCATTATTACCCCTATTGAAAAACCTTGGCGTGAGTCTCGCAGACATTTATCTCCAGAAGAGCGTAAGTCTTTTCGTATTAAAAAAGAAAAGAAGATTCCTAAATGGAAGATAAATGTAGAACGTACAACAACTGAAATCTCAGCTCCACCTGTTGTATTTGCCGACCTTCCTTCGTTAACATTGAAGGAACGTGTCGAAGAACGAATGATGAGTGCTAGTGACATTAATGTCACTTTGCCTCCAACATTCGTTTCCGTCGCAGAATTTTGCAAGATCTTCCCGACTGACGATGAGTTCGTTAGAACGGTTGCTTTAACCAAAGTTCCAGAAATTGTCTTAGATGTGATTAAGACATTTGACGGAAAACCTGAGGACCTTGTTGATCCGTATTTTTGTTTACATGAAGATACCTATTCAACAAATTCTGGTGAATCTTTTGATTACTCGGCCCCTGAAACATGGGTCCTAGAAGATTCACCACCCTCTATTGAAGGAAATTGTCTTGATGATTTTCTTCATAAGGAACAAGAAACTCGATTGGAATATGTCATGAATTATCATGAATATTTAGAAGATCGTTTTTCTATTCCTTATGACCCCAAAAGGGTCTATAGAGATGGTCAAAAATTCTTCACTTTGCAAAACAAGCTTTATGAATTTGTTGAACACCGCGCACCGAAATCTCCCTCACTAAAAGTGAGGAGTCTCGCCCGTAAATTAAAGAACTCTTTACCGGAACTCCATCCCAATGGATATTTCGATATTTTAAAGGATCTTTCGGGTGCTGCGAAAACAATTTCTGAAGCTAAGGAATCTATCCCTGATGTCGTTACTGCTTGTAATGGCATCACTGATACAGTTAAAGAAGCTACAAAATCTTTAACTGATTCTTTATCTGAAGCAAGTGAGAAAATGAGCAATATTAAACACGAACATACGTTTAATATTAAGACTGTTATGCAGTCTGCATCTGATTCATTTATGACTACGATACTTAAGATTTTACCTTCTGATCCTATTACGAGATCC